GCGGACATTATACTAAGCATACGGGAAAGTTCCTTTGCACCTATCTCTACATAAGACATACTTGTTTTTTAACTAGATATTATATAAATTAAATTAATCTTTTTTATCGTCAATACCTTTATCGTTCTTGCCTAATAGGCTTTTTACTGAACGTTTTTTCTTTGGTTTTTTTGGTTTTTCCTCTTTTGTTACTTCTTCTAATTCATCAACACTTTTTTCCTCTTTAAATTGTTGTTCCCAAGTGCCATTAAATTCTGCCATAACTTGATTCATTTTACCTTCTGAAAGTAATTTAATTGCTCTATTATCGAGGGTAATTCCGGGAACAAGTCTAAGAAGTCTTGCTAAGCCATCTGCCATATTAAGATCTGCCATAAGAATTGATTTATATACTACTATTTAACCTTTTTTGTTCCTACACAGTTCCAACCTAAACCGCATTTTTCACATAAAAGAATAACATCAATAAAATAAACTTCAGGATATTCAGGTTCTTTTCGTTCTTGTGATTCTTCTTGATTATTAGTAGTTCCACATGACGGACAATATTTCATATATCTTTTAATATATATCCAAAATATAAATCTTTATATGTGGAAGTTTTAAAAATTATTATGAACAAAATTTTAACTATCACTTTTATAAGTGTTATAGCTATTTTATTATTAATTCCAATTAATACACTTGCCCAATATCCTGAAAGTGATAAATATGAATATCTTGGTATAAGACATGATGTTAGACCACAGGTTTGTTTATTTGAACCTAACCCAACAAATGTTGATTGGGATTATTGGAAAGCTGTAGAGATAGAATCATGGAAAGCTATACTTGATTGGCAAGTAGAAATGACAGAATTTTTACCTGAAGGTGATTGGAGTATGTATATACACAGTACAGTTCCTTATGAAGAACATTGGAATAAAACCCCTGATGAATATAGACATTGTAATATATTTTTAACTTATGAAGCATTTAATGAAGAACCTGATAATAAAGCATTAGGTTTAACGGGTATTGATTTTGCTAACAGTTCTCATAAATTCACATTTATAGTTGTATATCTACACGCAGTAAAAAATACAAGTATAGTTTTGAACTTTGATGATGCAAAGAAAGATCCTGAAACAGGATTAACTAAATTTGAGATTAATCTTAAAAAAGAAAAATTACCATTACAAACTGTATATAATATAGTTCTGCATGAATTGGGGCATGGGTTAGGTTTAGGACATTATGAGAGTAATGCACCAAAAGGATATGATCGTTCTACAATGACTCCAAGTTTAAAACCATTTAGTAATGAAGTTTTTGAAATTAAAATATCAGATAAATTTATGCTTGGCTATCTTTATGGTACTGATGGTTATCAAAAACCACAACCAGTTGTCATAGATGACTATTGTTTATTTGATCATGGAATAAAGATATTGGGTTGTTACTAACATTTATATAATAGAATAATTTTTATATAATAATGCCTGATAAGAAAGATCCTCATGAAAAACAATGGCGGGATTTATTAGATCTGTTTAATCAAAAACATGAAATGACTAAAGAGGATTTTTATAAACGTAGAGCCGAAGCCTGCCAAAGATTATTAGACAGGTATTGCTAACTTTAAATAACAGAAACCTTTATTAACTATATGATCTCAAATGACGAATTTTATCGTGCTATGGAGCAGAAATTTGCAAATGTATTTAAGAGAATGGACACCTTACATAAGGAAACACAAGAAGATATAAATGCTATTAAGGAAGAAGTTTATGATCTTAAAAGACAAACCGATGCTCATATAGCAGTTAGTGAGGCATTAAAAGAATTAAAACAAACTAAAACCATGTCCAAAAGAATGAGAATAACTATTGTTTGTGCTATTGTTCCTGCTATAATTGCACTATTTACTCTTGGTGTTCGTCTATAAGAACCCAACCATTTAATACCCAAAACATTTGTTCAATAAACCATTCTTCCTGTTCTGTATTACTAATATCATTTAATCCCATCATGGCAAAACATTGATGAATTGTTTCTTCTATTGAAGTATATATAAGATCTTCTTCACTAATATGTTTATGTAATGTAAGCCATGTTTGTTTTGATTCTTCATAACATACTCCTTTTTCTTCAGAATCTTCCCGATTAATTATACGCATATTTTGAGGTCGCCATTTTCTTGACATGAGAATTATTATAATGACAAGAATTTAAGTTTACTGTATTACGACTATGATCATGATCATACAACCTTTATATACTACTATGAACATATAACCATACTATATATGATCATATAGTTATATCAGGAATTTTTTCACTTATAAAGCTTATGATCATGATCATGATCATAGGCAGTTTTAAATATAAGATCTTAGAATATATTCTATGGTGGTAATAAACCCAGCAATAAAACAACAGCTTAAAGATTTAAGAAAAGTTCCATATAACTCTATAAAGAAAGAATCAGCAGTTATAGTTGAATTACCAATAGGACAATTAAAAAATCACGATTTGGCTAGAGCATTATTTATAACTAATAATGCTTTTATTAAACTCACCCAAAAACAAATGGCAGTATTTGACATTATAAAACAATGTCAAAAAGATATTGAAGAAGTAACAAATGATGATAATTTAACTAAGGAAGAATTAATTGAAAAAGTTAGAGAAATTATTCTTGATCAACCTGACGTTTCACATCCTTTAAAATCTTCTTCCGATGCTGATAAGGAATAGATACTCCTTTTTTAGCAATATAATAAACTCCTTTTGGATTAGGTTTTCCCCAAAATGCACCAATCGCATAATTATAATCACAATCAAATTGATCAATAACTAAATCATCTTTTATGGTATAAACCGTAGCAGTTGCCATAGAGTTATATAGAACGTCTTGTATTAAAAGTTATGGATATTAAAAAATTAAAAGGAATTGGTGATGGAACAGCAAAGAAATTTGATAAAAATGGAATTACAACAGTAGAGCAATTATTCGTTATACCACCACCTAAAGTAGCAGAAATGTTAGGAATTGATAACGATTCCGCTATGGAATTATTTAAAAAAGCAAGAGCAGTTTATGATGATTCGCCAGTATTTCAATCAGGTTTGGAAGCAAAATCTGAAGATCAAGATCTAGAAAAAATCTCTACAGGAACTAAGGCACTTGATAAATTATTTACTGGTGGGATCGAGTGTGGTGCTACAACCGAGATATATGGGGAGTTCGGTTGTGGTAAAACACAATTCTGTCACACAATGGCAGTAAGAGTTCAACTTGAAAAAGATAAGGGGGGATTAGAAGGTAAGTGTGTTTGGATAGACTCAGAAGGAACATTTGAACCTTCAAGAATAAAAACGATAGCAGAATCAGTTGATATTGATGAAGAAACTGCACTTAATAATATTATAAGAGCCAAAGCATATAACTCAGCAGATCAATATTTAATTCTTCAAGAATTAGAAAAATTATTAGTAGAAGATGAAAAAATTAAATTAATTATTATAGATAGTGCAACAGGTTTGTTTAGACAGGATTATAGCGGTCGAGGTATGTTATCTGAACGACAAAAATACTTAGATGAATTTTTAACTATGGCTTCTAATATGGCAAATTTTCATAATATTGCAATTATATGGACTAATCAAGTAATGATTAATCCCGGAGTTTTCTATGGTGATCCTGTAACTGCTATTGGTGGAACAGTTTTAGCACATAAATCTACTTATAGAGTCTATTTCAAAAAATCAGGGGCTTATAGAATGGGTAAAATGGTTGATAGTCCGAAACACGCACAAGTAGAGGTAATGTTTGGTCTTAGTGAGGAAGGAGTAGTTGATCAAGAAGTGGCAGAAGAAATAGAAAAGAAACGAAAAGCGGACAAAGCTAAAAAGAAACGAGAAGAAAAGAAAGAAGAAGAATAGTAGGTTTATATTAGCGATCTGATCGATATAATCATTGACTGATTGTGAATTATGCGGGGGAAATCTCAAAAAAACACCATTTAAACATAATGGCGAACCATTATTTGAATGTGAAAAGTGTGAAGAAGAATATATTTAAAAACTTATATACGATTAATAGTTTGGTTAAATATGGGATTCTTTAGCAAGGTTAGGGATAATTTAGACGTAAGAAACTTCAAAGTGGTAGAGAAAGGGGATTATGAACGAGTAACTCAAGACCATTATTCCATGCGTAAAGCAATAAATGATGAGTATCTTCACTCAAATAGTAGGGCAAGTACACCATATCCTTTCATGGATACACCTGATGGAAGTAAAATTCCAATGTGGCGTGTTGCACCAAACAGAATGTATGAATTAGCAGATTATGTAGGTGATTTAAGAGCAGTTATTGAAACTATTCAACGAGAAATGTTTAGAAATGGATTACAAGTTATACCAAGATACCATCATAAATGTTTAGTATGTTTAAAAGAATATGAACAAAAACCATTAAAAGAATATGTTTCTTTACAAGATGCACAAAATAAAGCAAAAGAAAAACTACAATGTACTGAATGTGGAAACGATAATCCTAGAAAATGGGCAAAACCTGATCCAAAAAATAGAGCAATATTACAAGCATTATTAGATAAAAGAGTAAATAACAACCAACAAACATTAAAAATTGTTGCAAGACAAGCTGAAAGAGATTTAGATATTATTGACGGTTGTTATGTTTTAGTGACAAGAAAATGGGCTATAAAAAAATTAGATCGCCCTGATGAATTAACAGGTGCAACAAAAGAAGCAGTTATGAGTATTGAAAAAAGTAAATTAGATGAAATTATAAGAGTTCACCCAATTCAATGTAGTATAATTGCAAGTGATGAAGCAGTTCTTGGTATAGGTGCAGATGGTAAACCACGATATATATGCCCACAATATCAACATAGAGATACAGTTTTAGAAACACCAGTTTGTCCAAAATGCGGTTGTAAGGCATTTAACGCATTTATGGAAACTAACAGTGTTCCTTATGGAGTTCCATTAAGTAGTCCAAAGAAGATGTATTATAGTCAAAAAGAAGTAATTTGGATTCCGGGAAAATATTATCCTGATGTTTTATATGGAAATTCCCCAATTCAATCAGTATGGAAGAAAGTATTATCATTAATGTTCCAAGATGAATATATGTGGAAATACTTTGATAAGGAAAGACCACCAAAAAGTTTGTTAGTTATGGGTAGTAGAAACCAAGAATCAGTTGCAGCTTTCATGGAAAAACAACGTCAAGGTGCAAGACAAGATCCATATATGCCTAGACCGATATTACTAAATACTGAAAATGTAAGTCAAGCACTTCAATTTGTTGATCTTACACCAAACTTTAAAGAACTTGAATTAACTGAAATGAGAAAAGAACTAAGACAAATTATATCAACTGTATATGGTGTTCAACCATTATTCTATGGTGAGCAGGCTAAAGCAGGATTAGGAAATGAAGCACTTCAGGTTACTCTTACAAACAGAACTATTAAATGGTTTCAAAGATTTTTGAACGAGCAGTTCTTTGATGAGGTTAGCAATATAATGGAAATATATGATTGGAAAATTGAATTAGTAACAAGTGAAGAAATTGATGAACTTAGAGAGGAACAGGTTAGAGGACAAAAGATCGATAACACTGTAAAATTATATGGTATGGGATTTGACGTTGCATTTGATGGCGAGAATAATATATTAGTATCACAATATCCAAACCCTGAAAAACAAGAAATGATGATGGGTGGTGGAATGGGTACAGGTGAAAATATTGGCGGTGGAAAAAATGATAAAACAAAATCAAGTTCACCTAAAAAAGAAGGTGAAGCACAAAAATTTGATGGTGAACCAAAAATTGCACGACCAAGTGATATAGGGGGAACAGGTGATAGTAGTCCTGCAAGTGGAACAGGAACTACATTAAGTAACAAAGCAGAATTAGTCAAAAATATTAAAAAAGGTATGAATCAATCAGAATGGGATAAATTTTTAAAGGAACAGGTTGATAAAGATTAATGAAATACAACTGTCCTTATTGTGATTTTACTACTCAAAATGAAGGATCTTATCATTTAAGAGTTGAAGATATGGAAAAAATCTTTAAACATGAAAAAACACACAAGGAAAATGCAATCTGATACTGAATTATTAAAGGAAATAAAAGAATATATGGATAAAAAGCCATACGCAACTGCATATAATATTGTTCAATATTTTCAATCTAAGGGAATACACCCTGAGAAAATCTTATATATCCTTAAAGAGATAGTTGGATAATGGGTAAAAGATTTGGTTGGACAGATGATGATGGATTAGATTCTAAGGATAGAATTAGAGTAAATGATCTAAAAGAAAAGGCAAAAAAAGAAAATCAACATACAAAAAATTTAAGACAACGTGTTCAAGAAGATGAACAAACAAAAATTAACCAATATAGTGAAGGCTATTGTTATGGTTGTAGCACTTATGATAAGGTAATTAGTACATTGATCTATATGTGTGGTGAGTGTATGGAAAAAAGAGGAACAGAAGGATTAATGTGTTTAATAACTAAAAAAACAAGTTATGAATTATGTGATATACACGCAGATTGGGTTTTTAATGATTCATGGCAAATAAATTGTTCTTTATGTGATAAATGTATGAAACGATTATCTTTAGTTCATAAAACATATAGAAAATCAGGTGGAAGAAATAATGCACCTGATGAAATAATTAAAAGAAAATTTTATGCAAGAAATCCCGGTCAATATATAGGAAATGGAATAACTAGAGATCAAACTAAAGACCAAAGATTTTCTAGAGGTTAATTATTCCAACTGTTTTTCTGCTTCTTTAATTTTATATTCTAATTCTGCAATTTTATTTAATTGTTCAACTCTTGATGGTTCATCATCCATATCTTCCCAATGAAATTTAACAGTTTCAGTATTATAATCAATTATCATGTGGATTGAGTTTGTACTAAAATCATAATACCATTCACCCATTAATGTCATTTTTTTATGTGGTAATTTAGCACCATAATAAAGACATTTTTTTGCAAATAATGGCTTTGACCAAGGTAATATTGATTTTTTTATTTCAATTCTTTTTTCTTCACTATTATAAAATATATCCTTCCTTGTTGCATGAAATGGTTCTTTATTAAATCTTGTTTTATTTGTAGTTCCAACTCCGGGGTGTATATGAACATATCTTTTATTCAAATTTAAATTATCTTGAGCCATTTGCATTTGGGTATAAAACCAAAATGCGTGGTTTTCAGGTATATCTACACTTGTAATTTCCTGTCTATCAGTTCTACTCCCTGAAAAAGGGTGTTTTTTATTGTATGTATATACATTATCATAAACATAAAAATCCATGAGTAAATATAATTAAACCTTTATATAACCCTTTCTTTTTTACTATATATGGAAAGGCAGGATTTAGCACTACTAATAGTAGCACTATCTCTAATCTCAGCAGTAGTATTTGTTGGGTGGGGAGCTGTAAAAGGACTTCTATTAGATCCTGAAGTTCAGATGACAGCTGAACAATATGGAACAATATTCACCTTCGTATTTGGCATTATGATTGGATCAGGTCTAACATATTTGGGAATTAGAGCAGGTCAAAACCAACAATCATCAATAGGTCAAGCATAAACGGTATAAAATTCTTCAACATTATTTTTATATACTATTACAGGTTGTTTCATACATGGTAGAATATGTAGAATTTCCCGATTTCATAACAAAGGGTATAGAAGTCGATACAGTGGATGAACGTAGGATCTTTAAAGGTCATATAACTGCTGAAATCATTGATAGACAACAAGAGTTCATTTTTGTTAATGAAGTTATGAAAATTATGGAAACCTTCATGTCAGTAAATCCAGTTATATCAGATTATCATAGTAATAGAATGGTAGGAAAGGTTCTTGCTTATGAGAAATCAGAATATCAGGGTGTTCCAACTGTCTTAATTACAGGTGAAGTTTACAAAAAAGATGGAGTTACATTATATGATAAAGTTTGGGATAAGGTTGTAAAAGGTGAATATGCAGGATTAAGTATGGGTGGAGCAAGCAAAGAACGTGAACCAATAGCCAAAGATGGTAAAATGGCATTAGAATTAAGAAAATTAGAGTTATATGAAATAGCATTATGTGATACACCAGCTAACCCATTTGCAATTATTGAGGAAGTAAACAAGTTTGCAAAGGCAGTTGGACTAGAAAAAATGGTTAAAGAACACCAAGAAAGACAACAAATTAGGTGTAATAGCATACATTGTAAGTTTGAAAAAGCAAATAGTGTATATACAAACAGTGGTACAGATGCTAGTAACCCTGTAGATGCTAATGGAACAGATATAAATGTAGATGATGATTTAGACCATGATTATAAAGGTGAAGAAGATAAGTGCGGTATTTGTGGTATATCCAAGACTAAACATGGATTAAAACCATTTGATAAACCAGTAGAAAAACTAGATTCTAAGACTTTAGTACAAAGATCTGCTGAAACAAGAGCAGATAATGTAGGTGAATCAACTGGAAGTCCAAAACAAGTTAATGATTTAATGAATACAATTCCAAAAACACCTGCAAAAAATAACGTAAAACAAATTCCACTTCAACGTGTTAAAAAAGACCATATTCCAAGCACACCTGAGAGTGTAGAAGAAGAAGCAAGAAAGAAAAACAAAGAAATGGAAAAAGATCAACCAATAGGTGATATAGATGCTAAAGGTAATTTCCCTCAACAACCAAGACAAAAACCAAACACAATGACTGATTCAAACAGTAATGTAAACAAAATGATTAAATATTTTGGGGTTGACACTGTTAAAAAAGCCATAGAAGAATACGAAACAATAGAATATTTAAAAACATTAGCAAGAAAATATAGTATATAATTCTTTTTAATTTTAAAAATTATATTTATATACTAGAAATATTTTTTATATATAATAACATGACACAAGAAACTACAAAAACAGAAGAAATTTCTGAAATTCAAAAATCAGATGATTCTTCCGTAACATCTATTCTTGCACAATTAGTTAAAGCACAAGAATCTAGAATTGATTCCTTCGAGAAAAGATTCGATGGTCTTGAAACTTTAATTAAAGAGCAAAACAAGAATCCAGTTGACAAAGGTGTTGAGGATGATACTCAAAAACCAGCAGTTCAATCATCTAATGATGTCGGTGATCCTGACAAATTAGGCGAAACTTATGCACCTTCACCAAAAGCTCAAGCTTCTATCGTTCAACCACAACCAAATGAGGTTGCAGAATCAAAAGACGATGCTTCTAGTTTAACTATGGGCAAATCTGATGATGGTGAGGACAAAAAAGAAGATGAGAAAAAAGAAGAAGTTGCAAAAACTGAAGATTCTGAAGATAAAGATGATAAAAAGGAAGAAGTCAAAAAATCTGATGAAGTAGATTCTGAATACGAAATTGTAAAGACTGTAAGACCAGCTTTAAGAGCTAGAGATGACGAATCAACCACACCAACAGGCTATCAAATCTTGAAAGCCATTTCAGGCGGTTGGAACGGACAAACATCTAGTGCAGAAGAAGCACTCGTTATAGCATACAACAAACTAGAAAACGGTGAGTTTGGTAACGGACTACCGGGGGGAGCATATTAAATTGTCAACCTATCTAGGACTACGTTCAATCGATGAACTAGTAAACTATACCTATAACAGAACTCCTGATGAAATTTTAAAAGCAGGTTTCAGTACAACTGATCCGGGTGCAGGGGGCAACTATAACCCACTATTCGGAGCTATGGCATGGGCAAACTTCAACATGGAAGCAAACATATTCGCAGCTTTGCCAAAATATGTTTGGGATTTCTCAGGTTGGCGTATATTTTCAGCAAAGGCAGCTAATTTGCCAACTGTAAATGACAAAGTTCATGGATATGGTGGTACTGTAGAAGGTGGTCAAATCTCAACAGCTGTTAAACCAACTGTTAAAGAAGTCACCGTCAAACCAAAGACTCTACAATATGTATTCGAAGCTTCTGAGTTATTAGAACAGCTTGTAGATAATTCTAGAGATGATAACTACGGATCTCTTGCACAGCAAAGAGTTTACGCTAGTGATCAATTTAAGGAAAGAGTTAACAAAATGCTCACTGACATTCCAGTTAATGTAGCACAAGATAACACTAACCAAAGATTAAATCTAGAATCATTAGATAGAATTGTTGCATCCAAAGCAGAATGGACTTTCGAGGCTCATAACGTTGTCGCTGACAACTATGATCCATGGACAAGTGCAAACGGTAATGGAATTGACAGATCTACAACAACATACGACTCCACTGTAAAATCACCTTCAGGTACAATCGGTACAAAAGATGTACTAACTGATGCAGTTATTAGAGATGTACTTGCAGATGTGAGAATTGCAGCTGGTAAAGAGCCAACAGTTATGATTGGTGGACAGGATACATATTCCGAAGTTCAATCAATCTATATGAACGCTTATCGTATTCAAAACACAGCTGATCTCAGAACAGAATTTAGTGTAGGCGTAAACGGTGTTGACACATTCACTGGTACAGGTGCAGGATTACATATATCCACAATATATGGACTTCCATTCATTCCTTCAAAGGATACACCACAATCAGCAGAAGGTGAAGTAGATGACTTGCTCATCTTAAACACTAGTGCAGATAAGAACGCTCCAAATAAACCATTATGTGGTATTCAAGTATTGAAACCAATCGTTTATTATGAAGCAGGCAAAAGACAACAAGGCTATCCATTCATTAACGAAGCTTTCACAGATAGAGCTTTGTATAATATGTTAGCAGAAACAACTTGTCGAAACTTTAAAGCACAAGCCAAAATTAGAGATATCGCTTCAGGAATTTAGAAAACTTAAAATTTCCCTTTTCTTTTTTTATTCATTTTTAAAAAATTCTGTATATAGATAAGAATTATAAATCTATATATAATAATCTTTATATACCAAAAACATTAAAATTTTAACATGGCAGTAACCATTACTACAAACGCAAAATATCAGCACTTAAACGCTGATAGATCCCACACAATCAAACCGGGTGGGGTTGGTGTAGAAAAAGAAATGGTATGTGATATTGCAGTAACCGGAAATGCAGATTTTGTAAACGGTCAACTCACTTGTGACTTTACACAAGTAGGATTTAGACAGGTATATTTCTGTATTATCGAGCAACAAAACGACTTCCAAAACCATGTTTATCAGTTCGTAGAAGCAGCTGGCTCAGATGCAGCTACCGCAAAAATCCATGGTAGAGTAAGATCAAGCAACGCAAATATCGCAAATAATCATACTTGTACTCTCACCGTAGCAATTCGTGGCGTATAAGGGAAACCTTATATAACACTTCCTTTTTTATATTATTAATGGCTAAAAATGCTCACAAATTAGTAACCGCAGCTGGTCAAATTGTCAATAGAACAGGTAAATTAAGAAGTATTTCAATCGCTGTATCAGGCGATAGAGTTTGGGAAATTAGACAAACTGATGCAAGTGGGGCAATTTTATATAAATTAAGTACCGCACTTAACGCTGTATCACATCAAGATTTAGACTTGGGATTTAAAGGTGCTTTACACGCAACCGTAGCAAGTGGCTCATCAGGTGCTTTAAACGTCATTTACGAATAATCTAATTTAAATATTATAAGACTATTTTATTAATATGGCTAGAACTGAACCTGTTTATTGTACTGTTACTGACGTAGCAGATTGGCTTAGAATATCAGTAAATGCTAATTCAGATCCTAGTACAACTATGATTAAAAACTATATAATGGATAATGAAGATAGAATTGACCGATTAACAGGTCATACATGGATGGATGATAAACAGGTTAGGGAAGAATTTAGTGTAAATAAATTATATGATTGGGGTAGAGGTATGCCATTATTCCCAAAGAAAAGAAATCTTAAACCATTTGATCATACTAAAGGCGATAAGTTTGAACTTTGGGATGGGGAAAATTGGAGTGATAATACACCAACATCAAATGATAATGACAGTATAATATATTTTCAAGAAATTAAAGGTGTAATTTATTTAAGAGGATATTTGTTTACAATACTTAGAGCAAACAGATTTAGAGTTACTTATCGTTATGGTGGTGAACAAGAAGAACGTATTGCAGAAGATGAAAGTGTTCCAAGAGATATTCAAAAATGTTGCAAACTTATGACTTGTCTTGATATTTTAGCAAGTGATTTTACAATGTCACAAATTGCTTATGGTGGTGAAGGAAACATCAATAAAGATAAAGTTATGGATAGATGGCAAAAAGAAATAGACAATATATTGTGGACTAGAAGTGAAATAACTCCGGTGTGGTAGTTTGGCACAAGTACAACAACAGGGTAATACCGATTATATATTAGATGAAAACACTGTTGAAATAGGTAAAATGAAAGTAAATATAAGCAAAAAAATAATTCATAATCTAAAGAAAACAATAGGCGATGAAGATATAAATTTCACAGGAAAACTAACAGATAGCATACACAGGGTAAAAATGGATGGTGTTCACATGGTTTTAATTGATTCACCTTATGCTCATATTGTAAATTGGGGATTAGCACCGGGAACTTTTGTAAATTTTGATGCTCTTAGAATATGGGTAGAAGGAAAATTGGGTGTACCTTCAGATCAATCTGAAAATGTAACATGGCTTATAATGAAAAAAATAGAACGTCAAGGTATAAAACCAAAGTTTTTTGTTAAAAAAGCATTAAAAAAACTTATCGGAAAACATGGAGTAGTTAGTTTGAAAAGAGTGAGTGTGAAGAAAAAAGGAAAATGGGGTAGAAGATTAAATAAGGCTAAAAAGAATGTAAATAAGGCTCTTAAGAAAATTAACAAAAGTATTAAGAAAGCCAATAGAATAGCTAAAAAAGCCAATAAAACTGCTAGTAAATCTATAAATACCGCAACTAAGTTCTATAAAGCATTGAGGAAATATAAATGACAGATGGAATAGCAGGTTTAGATTTTGCAAATGATATAATAGATCACCTAAAAAGTAATTGGGTTAATGGCACAGGCGGTAAAATGCCCGTTTTTACTACTCAATGGAAAAAGAAAGCAGTAGGTGTAGGACAAAGAGCCTATGATGAGATCATAGTTAGTCTTGATACCGAAAACCCACAAATTTACAGTATAATAGCGGGAACAGGCTCAGATGGTAAATGGAATTATGATTGGCTACATGATATATCCATAACTTTAGACATATATACTAGTGTAAGTGAAACTAGAGTTTTACAACTTGTAGATGAATGTACTAGAATATTGAAAAATAATGTAGTTTCAACTATTAATAATAGGGAATATATACAGATTTTACCCACAAATGTAGTGTCATTAAATGAAGAATTTAGGAACATATATCGCTATAATATAGACGTAGATGCCATAAGACTTAACCCATAATTCTAGTAATACTTAAATAGAAAGAAGGATAATTTTTGTTATGTCCGCAACAGGTACTTTTGTTAAATCTGCTTCTAGTGTATATGCAGAATATGGCTATGAAACCAATTTTGGCGGGGGAGTTACAAATCCACCAATTCAATTCGGTAAAGAAGTTAAAGTAAGTTCATTAGAGTTTAAAAACAATCAAATGCCACTTGGACAATTATATAGTCCTGAAATTGAATCTTATGCTTATGGTAGAAATGAAGGTAAGGCTTCAGTAGAATATGTATTATCTAATCCATGGTTTTTACAATCTATTTTTGGAGTAGCTTCTTCATCAGGTAGTTCACCATTATATACACATAGATGGCGATCAAATCCTACTGATAATTCAACAATTAGAGATTTAAAATCTATGGCATTAAGGTTTGGGTTTAAATCTACTGACGATTTTGTAAGAAAACCAGTAGGTTGTATTTGTAGTACCATGTCATTAAGAATGGCATTAAATGATACTATTAAAGTTACACAAGAAATTATTTGGGGTGCAGAAACTAAATCAGAAACATTTGCAACTCCAACAGGTGCAGATATAGCTAATGCAATACCATATACATTTGTTCATGGTGTTATTACAAGTCCAATATCAGGTGCAACTTTAGCCACAGTTCAAACATTTGACTTAAACCTTAACACAAATGCAGAATTATTATTTGAAATGGGTGAAGCAAATGCTAAAGATGCTTGGCGTAAAATTTTAGAAATGACAGGTAAAATAGGATTAACAGTAAAAGATTCAACATTTTTAGCTGAAGTTTACGGTAGAGAAGAAACACCAAATAATTTAGTTCTAACAATTTCAAACGGATTATCAGGAAATAATGAAAGAAGTATTACATTTACTTTTTCAGGTTGTAGTTTCCATACTCATAATACAACAGGTATTGCTCCGGGTGAATTAGTTTTACAAAATGTAGATTTCCAATGTAGAAGGGCAGATATATCAGCAAAGAACGCTAGTGCCACAGTACCATAACCAAACACTTATATATACATTATTTATTATATAATCAATGTCAACAGAATTAAATACACATCAATTTCAAGCTAAAATAAATGGTCAAGATTCAACTATTAAAATTAAAACAGATTTAACTTGGGGTGAAACTCAGGAGTTATTATCTCAATCAGTAAGAGTATTAGATAACGGTCAAAAAGATTTTATATTCAATAATTTTTGTGATATATTATTACAAAAAACTATTGTTGATGGACTACCATTTCCAGCTACTAACGTTGTGAAAATGAGGGAATTACCTATGAGTGAAGTTAGTGTGATCTTGGGGGAGATCTTGAAAGTTATCCCTTTAGAGAGTTATTTCAGCAATCTAGGGATGAACAACTTAGAGATTCCAAAAGCATAGAAAACCAAGTTTACGGCTATTGTGCCTTAGCGTTTGGATGGGATAAAAATCAGGTAGATGGGCTTCCTGCCAAGTATGTTCTTGATACAATGTTTATAAGTATGAAGATGATAAAAGACATATTCAATGGAGTCAAAATATGAGCAGTAATAACACATACACACTAAAAATAGCAATCGATGATAGTAAAATAAGGGATTTAGAGAAACGACTACAAGGTCTTATGAGTGGATCTGCTTTAGGCGGGGCTAATCCTGTACCTGCTCAAGGTGGAAATCAAAAAGGTATAATGGAAAATATAATGAAATTAGGTGCAATAGCAGTAGGTGTTACTGGTGTTCTTGCATTAGTTCAAAAAATAGTTTCAATGACAGTTGATGCTTCACCTATGTTACAAGCGATGTTAAAATTATTTAATTTCAGTGTTATGCTTATTTTAAGACCAATCGGTGATTTCTTTGGATTTTTCCTTAGACCATTAATAATATATTTCTTAAGATCCGTAGCTTTACCATTTTATAGAGAATGGCGACCTATTATGATGCAATTAGGTGCATTTTTAGGTGGACAACTTGTTGATAATTTTAAAGAAGCTAAAGAAGCAGCTGGTAAAGCACCTTGGGAAGAAGGATTTGGACTTGAAGATGCGATCGCAAATTTTAAATCTAATTTGTTAGGATGGGGAGCTTTATTTAATGTTGTAGATGGTGATGACGATTCTTTTGAAAATATGAAAAAATGGATAGCAGATTCAGAAGCAAACTTTGGAAAAATAAATGATTTCTTTACAGGAATTGGAACAGGTATTGATGGATTTGTAACCACAGCTGATACACACTTTGAAACATGGAAAACAAATGTTACTACTTGGCTTACATCATGGAATCCTATTATGTTCCTTGTTAATTCCATTAATGGTTGGATAGCAGAACTTGAATTACCAAGTTGGGATGATGTTACTACAATATTTGATGATATATCAACCGCTATGGAACAACTTGGTAAAGATTTATTGGATGCAATAAAATTAGTAATAAAAGAAGTAACTTTGGGATTAGTTGATCTTACAGATAACAATAATAATACAACCACTAATAATTCATATATGATTGATCTAAACGGTAATGGTACTAGTGATCTTGATGAAGGTTGGTGGAAAGATCTTAGTGATCTTATACAAGGGGGTAAAGAGTAATTGGCTAAAATAAAAATAACAAAATTTAGACCGCAAACAGGTTCAGTAGCTGCTACAACTACTCCATTATTTGTATGGGAATTAGGTAATTTTAAAAGATTCAATTATGATATTAACTCACCTGTTTCACCAGCTCCTTTACCTGAAGAAGATTCAAATGAAAATATTCTTTTAAAAATTGAAGGTAATAGTTCACAAATAACAGTAGCTTGGAAAATAAAAGATGAAGCAACTAATAGATTAATTACAAATAATTCAGCAAGCGGGGATGGGGATAATTTTTTTGCTAGTAGTGGTAGTACAAAAACTATTCAAGAACAGGTTCATTTTATAAGAAAATTTTTAAGAGCATCTAGTATTGATGATTCTTATGAATTAAAACTTGAATATGATTCTTCTGATGAAACTAAAAATTTAACATGGCTTGGAACATTTACACAATTTCATTTTGATACAGCTGAAGTTGAAACACTTACACTTAATGCAAGTTGTAAATTTTTAGAAGGAAATGTTCAATCTATGTATGAACTTGATGCTTCTTCACCACCACAAAATTTTGTTATAAGTTCAGCTTCAAGTGGAACTTTGACATATACGTGGACAGCACCTTTATCTAGCGGTTCTTCAACTATTACAGGGTATAATTTATATTATTCATCTGATGGAACATCATATCAAAAATATTTCCATAATGCTACTTCAAGTCCAAAAACAATATCTTCACTTTCAGCAGGAACATATCATACTTATATGACAGCAATAACATCAGTAGGCGAAGGTCAACCTTCTGCACTTAAAGTAATAGCGGTGTCTTAAAATTGACACATTTAGCAAAGTGTGTGGTATTAGAAACTGATACATCATCTAGCCCCGCTACTCATTATTATTA